GCATCCACAACCGGACCGGTGCCGCCTTTTTGATTCAGGCTGAAGACCTGCAGCTGCTCGCTGGTGTCGAGGTAGCCGCAGTGGCTCATTGAAACCAGCAAGTCGCTGAGGATGCTGGCGTAGCCCGCCGAGAAATCAAACGACGGGATTGAAAAGGAAAGGTTGATCGGATTTGACGATGCCGTAATGCCAAGCTCGCTTAAGCACTTCTGAGCAATCGAATAGCCGCTGATCGGGATCGTGACAATGCGCTGCTCTTCCTCCGTGCGGCTGCTGTTGGCAGGGTCGTCTAGTGGGCGCCAGCTGACGCGCTCTGCTAGATCCTGCAGGTACGTCAACTTGCAGCCCAGTTCCACGGAGGTGGTGCGCCGGTACGGATCGGCAAAGCTGCTGAGCACGCGCAGCTTGCGCGGCAATGTGAACTGCTGACCGGCCTTGGTGTAGGAAAAGGTGACGACAGTCCCTGGCGCTGGCGTGATGGTGCCCCGGATTTCAGCTGATCCCTTGGTCTTGATCAGGCCCGTGCCTTGCACGTAGTCGTCGTTGATTGAGGCGCTGATCAGCGTGCCAAGGCTGCAGGTGACTGTGGCGCGAATGTCAATGGCCATCAGATGATCTGCAGCGCTGCCAGGGAGACGCTGTAGCGGGTGCTCTTGGCGCCGCCGCTGATGATCACCTCAGCCGTTGCGCTGGGCGGCGAGATCGGAAACCAGCTGGTGCTGCTCGGTACAGCGGCAATCGTCTCGTCGTACCAAGACAACACGTCGTCGTAGCTGCCCGTGGTGAGATAGCCCTCGATCTGGCGCACCTTGTGCGCCGCCAGTGCGCCGGTCACGTAGCTCACGCCCGTTGCCGTCAGCGACACGCTGGGGCCGTCCTGGCGGGTCAGCATCGGCTTGGTCAAGGTGACAATCGGTGAGGTGCCTGTAGCCCGCGTCAGGGTGACCGTGCCAAGGCTGGGCACCGTTGCCTCAGAGTTCTGGCGGCTTTTCTCCTGCTCCCGCAGCAGCACGGCCAGCGCTTGCGCCGCATCCACCAACGTGGCATTGGCACTGATGTAGGGGCCAGCTTGCTCCCCACTGGGGGGCTCAGTGAACCAGCAGGCCAAGCCGCTGATGCTCAGGCCGTTGCTGCTGGCGATACTGACGCTGACGGTGGTGCCAACGCTGGCGCTGCTGAGCGTGTCGGCATCGGTGAGGCGCGAGTTGCGCCAGGTGCCGTACTCGCTCACCAAGGCTTGCCACTGAGTGCTGGTCAGCAACCCATTGACGCGGAAGGTGCGAGCGGTCAGGCCGGTGCGGGCATCGCCTTCGTAGCCAAACGGCTGCGCCGTGAGAACGCTGGTGCTGAAGCTGCCGATGGTGATGGTCATGACAGCGCTCCATTGACAGCATTGAGCACGTCGCCGCTGGCGCTGCCGCCGGGAACGTTGACGTTGACCGCCCAGGACTTGGCCGCAAGCTCGCGGGTTGCCGCAAGAAGCTCCCGGTTGACACCCACCAGGTCTGCGGTGTTCTTGTTCAGCGCTTCCTGCAGGTTGGCAACGTTGGTGTTGGCGGCCTTTTCACGATCGACTTGCTGAATGAACTGCCGCACGGATTCGACAACATCACTCGTCGAACCGCTGAACTCTGGCGCCTGCGCACCGGTGATCCGAGTGAAGTCAGCCTGCGCATCACGGAACAGCGGCAGGATGGAGCGCAACGTTTCCAGTCCGCGCCGATCGCGCTGCTCTGGATTCAGGAACTGATTCAACCCCTTGGGGTCATTGCGGATGCCGGCCAGCTCCAGCGTGGCCTGCTTGAGGTCATCGCGCAGCTGCTTGCCTGCAGTCTTCAGTGCTGTGGCGCCTTCGATCAGCTTGAGCCGCACCTCTTCTGATGCGACGACCTGCTGATCCACCAGCTTTTGCATGTCAGGGCCGGTGTCTTTGCCCTGCAGGCGCAGCGCATCAATCTGGGCACCGATCTGAATCACCTGATTTTTGGCCGCCTGGACGCCAGCCTCGATTTCCTGGCGCTGCTGGATCGTCTGACGCACGACGCCAGCTTCAGCAGCGGCCAGCTCATTGGCTGCGGCAATGCGCTGCTTGACGGTCTGCAGGGCCAGCTGGGCCTCAACCCGCTGCTGCTGCTGTTGGGCCAGCAATTTAAGGTCGGGCGGTTGGGGCTTGCTGGACAACTCGCCGGATGGCGTGGTCGCGGCTCCAGGCTTGACCGTTGGCGCATTCAATGGCTGCGACTTGGCCCAGTCGTTCCATTTGCGCTCGACTGTCTTGTATTCAGCCTCAATGAATTTCTGAAATCCGCCAGCTTTGATGATGTCTTGAGCAAACTTAAGGGGGTTGCTAACGCCGCGAATGGACAGCTCTGCATTCTTGGCAATCTGAGCGCCAAGAGCGGAAGCGGCCAAAAAGGCTCTGCGGATTGCCAGCTCAACCAGCAAAAAGTCTCTGATCAGTTTTTTGCCGTCGATGTTGTTGAGAATGTCAGAGACAAACTTCAACCCATCCGCAATGTTGTTGACAATGATGGAGGCCCATTCACGGGTTGCCGCTGCGATTGTGCTGATTAGCTCAGGGTTGCCGGCCAATGCCTCAGAAAATGCCTTGGCTTGTGCGGTGAGCGGTGCAAACAGCTGTTCAATGGATGCCAGGCTTGGAAACGCCTGGTCAAAGACTTGGTTGACAACCCCGAAGGCTGCCGACAAAGCCGGGGCGATAGATGACGCAAACCCGCCGAACAGTTGGCCGAAGTTGTCAAAGATGTTGTTGAACTGCACGTCTACCGCTTGACCAGCAAGCTGCAGCGCAGTCATGTCGCCAGTGGCCAGCACCAGCGCTTTGTTGAAGTCGTTGGTGCTGATCTGACCTTTCGACATTGCGTCCTGCAATGCGGTGCCGCTTTTGCCGGTGACCTGGGCCAGCTCCTGCGTCAGATCAACGCCAGCCTCCAGAAGCTGCAAGTTTTCTTCGCCCTGCAGGCGGCCTTTGGCATAGACCTGCGCGTAGATCAACGCCAGGCGTTCCAGCGGCTGACCGGACTGCGCCGCAATGGCGCCCACGCGGCTGATCGTGCCTTGCAGCTGGTTGACATTGACGCCAACTGCCAGAAAACGCTGGGCAGCAGTGAGAATCTCCTCGTTCTTGAACGGGGTGGTCTTGCTCAGGGTGAACAGATCCTGCCGCAGCTGCTTGGCGGCCTCAGCTGAACCGGTCAGGCCAGTGAAGGCGGCATTGAGCTTTTGAATGCTGCCGGCAGTTTGCGTTGCTGCAAAGCCAATTCCTGCAATGGCTGCACCAACGCTTGCGATTGCAAGCGCTGCAGGGGCAGCAGCTGCTCCAATAGCAGACAGAAGGCCTGCTGCACTCCCAGCAGACTTTGCGCTGCCGCCGATGTCTTCAAGGGCTTTATCTGCGTTCGATCTGGCGCGATTCAGTCCGGCATTGAACTGCCGATCGTCAACGGTCAGCGTCAGTACAGCCTGCCCAAGCTGATCCGCCACGCCAACCCATCATCTTTCCCAAGGTTGCCGCCGCAGCAACCTAGGCCATGACAAGCGCTCTAGCCGGTCTCGCCAACGCCACAGCCACCTTCAATGTGGCCACCGTTGGCACCACCACTGACCCTGACACCGGCAACGTTCTGCCAGCCACAGAAGCGCTCACCGTCAGCCTGTACCTGCGCCAGGGCGGCAGCAGCAGCGCCAACCTGCCGGGCGTTGACGCTGACACCGAGGTGCTGGAGGGTTATGCGGTGAGCCCGCAGGCCCTGGATGCACGGATCAAGCCAGGCACCACCGGCACCCTAAACTTCGCCGGCCAAGGCAGCGCCGACTGCGAGGTGATCAGCAGCCGCTTTCCTTACGGCAGCACCGGCACAATCGGCAGCACGCTGCAACAGGTGCTCGGCGACAAGATCCGCATTGCCCGCTACCTGCAGAACTGATGACCGTTCAGGTCAAGGCCACCTACAAGCTGACCGGCTGGAACAGCACCCAGCTCAAGCTGCGGATCCCGGTCATCCTCACCGGCTACGGCAAGGTGATCGATCAGCAGCTCAAAGAGGAAATCCAGTCGCCACAGTTCAACTGGCCGCGTGAAACACGCCGCCGCAATGGCTCTCGCGTCAGCAGCCCGCGTGACATCGTGGACTTGGGCAAGTTCCTGCGCTCACAACGCCGCGATCGCCCCAGCGCCACACAGCTGCGTTTCACGTGGGACGTTAAAAGCGACAGCGGTTTTTCCTATGCGCCGCTGATCCTGACCGGCTACACCACCAGGCGCGGCACCATTGTTCCCGGTCGCAACTGGATCCAGCCAGCACTAGAAGCCAGGCCGCTTGATCGCTTCTTTGCGGCCGAATGGCGCCGACTTGAAAGCAGCGGACTGTAGACAAGAAAAAAGCGGTCGCCTCCACAACGACCGCCCCCTCGACTCACCGAGTCTAAGTTGCTCAGCTCACGGTTGCCACAGTCAGCACCGGCAGCGTATCGCCAGTGCCAAAGACGGTGGGGTCGTTGATCGTCAACACATCGCCCACCTTGTAGTTCTCGCCAGAGGCCACGATGGTTGCGGTCTGGATCACACCAGAACCATTCACCGTGATCGTGACGGTGGCATTCTTGCCCGAGCCATTGCCTTGTGCCGGAGTGGTGCTGACAAGCGGAACGCCAGTCTGAGCGGACAGGCCAAGGCCGCCGTTAGTGACCGTCAGCGTGGCAATGCCGTCACCCTGCTGGTAGTTCTTGGGTGCGCCATAGCCCACCAGGTCAAAGGTCACAGCCGCCACCGACCCAGCTTTCAGGCTCTCAGACCAGTTGCCAACAAACGCTACCCCGGCATCGACTTGCGCATCGGTGTTGCCAGCACCCAGCAGCGGCAGCTCACGGTACCACTGAACCGCCACGTTGTTGGCCGAGGTCTGCGCTGCACGCTTGAGGATCAGGTAGCCCGTGGAGGTCGGGTCCAGGTTCAGCGCGGCGCTGATCGTATAACTGTTGCCGGTAACAATGCTGGACTTGAAACCGAAGTCGGTGCTGTAGTCCAGCACATCCTGCGTGTCCGAGCTGACCGAGATTGAAGCATTGGTCAGGCTCAGCACCTCCGTCATGGTGCTGGAGCTTGTCGGAGCGCTGGAAGCGGTGGTGCCAGCCTTGACCCAGAACCTGAGATCAAGAGCGGCGAAATAGGTTCCGGCCACGTGGGTGTTGTTGCGTGTGCCCTAACTTGCCGCCAGCCGCTCTTCCTCTGCTTCCAGCACCTCCCACGGTGTCGGGATCGGCGAGACGTGCAGGTCGAAGCCTTTGACGTCATGCGCAATGCCGGCGGTGGCCAGCAGCGCATCCTTCAGGTCGGTCTTGCTGCAGCTCAACTCGCGGCACACGGCTGCAGACTCCCAGCCCAGTGCCATCAGCTTGCGGGCCTGGTTGCCGAGGAGCCGCGCCTTGTGCGTCGCCTTGATTGTCCAGTTGTGACTGCGCAGGTAATGCAGCACCTCACCTTGCGCAAAGGCCCAGAAGATGGTGCTCAACCTTCCGCGCTCCGGGTTCCAGGCCTTGCACGCCTTGATAAAGGCCATGTCCACGCAGGAGAAGATGTCTTCGCGTGCGATGCAGTGCCCGTACTTGCGTGCCAGCTTGCCACCGAAGCTCTTGATCAGGCCAATGTGCTCGGCATACATGCGCCCGATGCGGCGCTGCTCTGAGCGTGTCAGCGGGTTGGCTAGATACGGTTCAGCACGTCGCTTGAGCGGTGCAACTGCAGCAACCGCAAACAGATCAAGCTGGCATTCAGCGACGGGCATTGTCACACTCTAACTTCGCAACACCGGCACTGATCGGGCGCTGGAATTGGAGCCGCTCAGGCACAAGCAACCGAGCACTTGCTTCAAGTGCGGCACCACGTTCAGAGCGTTCTTGGCCTCTGCCTGGCCGGCCTGGTTGAACTCCACGTCGATCACGTCCACCCGCGCTCGCTTCAGGTTGGCATTGGGGATGCCAGGGATCAGTTCACTGCTACCAGCGCCGGTGCCGCTGAGCACGTTGCTATCACCCAGCAGGTATTCCGCCAGGTCAAAGGCGGCCTGCTTGATCGGCTGCGGAATCTCGCTGCTGGTGAAGCTCCAGTCGCCGCATTCAGCATCACTGCGCGGCCAGAGCAGCGCCTGCGTTGTGGATGCCTTGCTGCCCACGTATTGCAGCTCGTCGAGGTAGCGGGTCGCCATGATCAGCGCCCGACCCTTGTTGTCAGTGGTTGCCGTGGCCCAGTTCAGAGTGCCGAGGTACAGGTTGGCCAGATCATCAGCAGCGGCCACCGACAGGTAGCTGTTGGCATTGCTGGCCCCGGCAGTGGCGACAACGGTGACGGGCATGGCGGCGCACTCTTGGCCTTAAGTTGCCGGTGGCGTCTTCGGTGCTGACCAGAGCTTGACGGCCTTGTCGAAGCCGATCTCGCCGTCCACCAGGCGCTGGCCGAGCTTCTTGCCGAAGATGGCCTGCGCAGTTGCAGGGTTGTCGCTGACCCACTGCCTAGCCGCAACCTTGAAGCTCAGCGCTTGCTCAGCGCCATCGCCGTCGGCGGGTCGCTTGGGCGGCACCTTGTTGCCACTCGGGTCGGTCATGTCTTCGCTGCGCCACTTCCACGGCAGGAGGTAGCAGCGGCACTGCATGTGCGGGCTGACCTTGCGGTAGTCGGTCGGGAAGCGCTTGCCGTCCAGCTTCAGGCAGATCGGGCAGACCGCGCTGTCCAGAACTGCCGTCCACACCAGCCCTTCAGGCCCCATCCAGGCCGGGTCAGCCTCGAACTCATAGATCGCCTGCTGGGCCGCGTTGCCCACCTCCTGCACCCCGGTGCGGATGATGGCCTCGACGTTGTTCTCCGTGACGCGGACGACCGCATCCTCATAGGTGCGGAACACTTCGCCGCCCAGATCGGACAGCCCCAACCGGATGTAGCGCTCCACGCGATCGGCCACAGCGGCCGGCAGTGTTGCGGTCAGCTGTGTGCTGAGCGTCTTGCCGCCCACCACGGCATCGTTCACCAGGCGGTTGACCTGCGCCTGCGTGAGCTGCACCGCACCATCGGAGGCCAGCTCACCGCCGGCCATGGTGACCATGCGGCGGGCAAAGCCCAGCTGCCGCTCGACAAATGGCGCCAAGGCGTTCTGCATGGCCGCCAGCTGCGGCACGCCGAAGCTGTCCTGCACGCTGCGGCCAACAGCTGCAACGATGCTGGCAATGATGCGCTCCCGGCCTGGCCCTACCGCCAGAACGCCGGAACTGCCCACCGCACGCTCCACAGCTACCAGCGTGGTGCGCAGATCGCGCAGCGCCTGCTTGATCAGGCGGTCTTCCAGCTTCTTGGCCGAAAGGGCATTGCGCAGGAAGGCTTCGACCTGTGCTGACAGATCAGCCATCAGGCGGCAAACACCCTTGCCGGCTGCACGGGGGTCACGACATAGGCGTCCCACCCATCAGGCAGCTCGCCGATGTAGTTGACGTGCCAGCCGCTCAGCAGCACGGGTGGGGTGATTACCTTGCCGGTCTCGGGGTCGTAGGTTCCGCCTTTGTAGATGGGGCCGATGACATCCAAGGCGTGCGTGTGGCTGGCGGTGAGCACCACGGTGTCGCCGTCTTCATTGGTGGTGGTAAGGCCAGCAGCATCAAGGGCAGCCATGCCGGTGGATTCGTCGGGGAAGCGGAGGTAGTGCGTCATTGCGTGATTGCCTGCAAAGTGCTGTTCGGGAGGCGCTGAGGCCAGTAGGTGAGGCGGCGGATGTGAACGTTGCCTTGGGAACCGTTGCCAATAGGTTCCATGCCAATTCCAGCGCGATCAACGCTCGGCATTGTTCCAGAAGAATCTGATTGCGACGCTCCTCCGTTTTCGGCAAATCCAAAATCATTTGCTTTTGTTGCTAAAGCAGCTCTGTATTCAACCCCTGCGGCATAAGCGCCTTGGTTAAAAGTTGCTTGCGATACGCTGGCATCTGTTACATCGTAAATACGATTAACGCCGCCTTGGGCACGTAACCATATAATGTTTGTTGCAGCGGCGTTAGCAAATTGAAATACTCTGCCGCCGCCTGCAGTAGGGCTTTGCGGAAAGCTGTATCGCGCAAACACCGTCCCCTCATCCTGCCGATACCAGGAGCTGAAGTTTGTGCCCGTGATGCTGGCAACGTCCGCGCTGCGGGTAACTGCGGCTGTGGTGGTGGGGATGTAGCTGGTGGCAAAGGCACCGGCTTCTAGTTGGGCGCCCCAGGCGTAGTAGTTGGTTGTCAGGGATGTGCTGCCATATACGTTTAACCACACATTGCCTTGAAGCTGAGCAAATGCGGCGAACGTAGCCGTCACCGAACACCGATACCATCCGTTGCCAAATGCAGCAATAGACGCTGATCCTGATGTTGCGGTTCCGCCAACGGCAACCGAGCCGTTCAGCGTTCCGCTTGACAGGTCAAATCTTTGCCTGATCTCGTTTGCGCCTGTCTGGTCTACAGCGCGAACAATTATGAATGATTCAGTGCCAGCTTTTGCAAAAACCGAAAAGGTAAATGTTCCGCTAGTTGAAGCTGTATATATCTGATAGATATACTTGTTTGCGGTCCCTGCTGATCCCGCTATTAAATCCGCTGAGGTGCTACCGCTTGGCGATGCTATCTGGTTTGCAGTGACTGCAAGACTGCTCAAAGCCCAACTCGCATTATCAAACTCCTCACTCCTCAGCAACAAATTAGTCCTCGCCTCCTCCACCAGCAGGCCCAGGCTTTCGCCGGTCGTGGGGTTGTGGTCAAACCTCGGCACATCCACAGCTGCCGTCTGCAGCGTTCCCGCGCTGTCGATGTAGGTCGCGCTGCTGGCGCGGGTGAAGGTAATCAGGCTCTGCCCCGTTCTGGAGTCAACCAGCGATTTGCTGTCCGCAAAGCGCAGATCAAGGCTTGGCACCGCTTTTGCGCTGCGCCAGAGGGCGTTGTGCACCCACTGGCCTGGCATCAACGCAGCTCGGCGCGATGGCAGTACCAACGTCACAGGCCAGCCTCCAGTGTCACTACCTGCAGGCTGTGAGCAGTGCCGCTGGCTGGGGTGTACGCGCCACGGGTTTCAAGTTCGGCATAAAGGATGTTGCTGCCGGCTGCCAGCTTGATTGCCGTGCCGCAGTAGTCAGATTGCGTGAACAACGTGCTGCCCAGGTCTTGCGGCGCTGAAAGATCGACAAACCCCGCATAGGCACCCACTTCGCCGCTCACCAGATCAAACGCGGCGTTGTCCAGAATCGCGGTGGGAATGGCGGTGTAGAAGTGCAGCCGGAATCCGGCCATGCCGCTGGGCACCGTGGTGCTTGCAATCATCAGGCGCACCGACTGCACTAGCACGTAGCCACCGCTGGGGCCGATGCTGGGCAGGGTGATGATGGCGCTGCCCGCATTGGCGGGCGTGACGCCATCAGCCACACCAATCACATCACCGGCGGTGTAGGCCGTGGTATTGCTGGGGCGCGTGATGGTGACCGCAGCGCGATAAGCGACACCGCTTGCTTCTACTGCAGCCTCGCCGCCGCCCAGAAAGGTGGCCATCAGTCTTCTGTCACCTGGATTTCCTTAGGTTGCCGACCACGGCGGCGAGGCCTGGCCTCTTCCTTTGGCGAGGTCTGCTCAACAGCAAAAGAGGCCGCCTCCGCAGAGGCAGCCTCCAGCTGTTCACGCAGTCGCCTGAACGCGAACAATCCCACTGATCACTTCCGGTAGAAGATGACTGTGGAGCTGGTCGCCACACGGCCAACAAAGGTAGCCGAGCTGGCTGCTGCCACGGTGGCAGAGCCGGTCACGCTCACGCTTGTACCACCAGCAAATGTGATGGCGTGAGTCGCACCTGCGAGGTTGACGATCGTCACCTCAAAGCACTGGCCGACCATGGCACTGTCGCCCAGCTCGCTGATGATCTCAGCAGCGGTGGCGGTGGTGTAGGTGCGGCCTGTGGATGGGGTCACCGTGATCAGGCTCTCAACGCTCTGGGCAGCGGTGAGGGTGGTGTCAGCGTTGCCGCCGGCCAGCAGCACGCGGCCCTGGGTAGCGCGGCCGAAGTTGGCCTGCTCCAGTTCAAAGATGGATGCCATCGTTAGTTACCTCAGAAGTTGGGGTTGGAAACGATGCTGACGACACCAATGTTCTTGGTCTCGTAGATCTGCGTCCAGTTGCTGGCCGCTTCCAGCGTGGCGCGGGAAGGGTTCACGCCACCAGAGGTGTAGGACACACCGAGGGGGTGATAGAGATTGTGCCAATGCACCGACATGGCATCGCTCAAGGCGAGGATGTCACGGTCGGTCTCGGTCACAAGGCCCGACTGGGTGCCGGAGGCCATGGCGCCAGGGGTGAACAGGTATGAGGCGAAGTTGGTGCCATCGTTGTTCACGTCGTCAGAGACGATCACGCGCATCCCCATGTAGAAGGGAACGGTGAGGTCGCTGGCAAAGGCTGCGGCCATGCTGCCGCCAAACACCGGAGCAATGCCGGTGGTGGCTTCAGTGCCGCCGCCACGTGCCTCATCGTTGGTCACGTAGTCGATCGCCTTGCGCTCTACGAGGTCGTAGAAGCACTTGCTGTGCATCGCAATGACGCTCAGCTTTTCGCCTTGATCGCCAAGAGCAGCGCGGGCTTCAGCCACCTTGCCGGGGTTGAGGGTGACTGCCGTTGCGTTGGAATCAATGGCCAACGCACGCAGCGCACCCGTGGTGTTGCTGGTCAGCGGGCCAAAGACACCGCGCAGGATGGAGAACACATCCTTTTGCTGCTGGTGGCTGATGTAGTCGGCGACCTTGCGGCCAATGGCCTGCATGGGGTCGTCGCCAGCGGCCAGCGCAGCCAGAGTGCGCACTTCCCAAGCGCGACCACGGTGCAGGACCGGGCAGATCTGCTTTTCAGCACCGATCTTGCCGGGGATCAAGCTGGTGGTGTCGCTCAGAACTTCAGCGTCGCCACTGAGGTTGGCGGACCAGGAAGGGACGTTCACATAGTCGCCGCCTTCTGTGGCATTGAGAATGTCCAGAGGTTGGATCACGCCGCTGTTGATGAAGGCCGACCGAGTGGTGACAGCCTCGTCAACGTAGGCAGTGAACACCTCGGGGACAATGATGTCGCTCCGAAGGGTTGCCATGATGATGGTTTAAGAGGATTGGGACGCGGCCACAGGCCTTCACGGGTCAGCACAGCCTTCCCTTACGCTATAGATTACCGCTTGGCTTCTGATTTGAGCTTGGCGTATAGCTCGGGGTTTGTTTTGAACAGGCGGCCCTGTTCGGTGAGGTTGTAGTGCTCAGCGCTGAACGGGTTCTTGGTGCCTGATGGAACAACCGCCGCGCTGCGACTTCCGGCCGGTGCGCCGGTGCCCTGTGGCTTGGGTGCTTTGAGCCGATACTGCGGCAGGCTGGTCTTGGCCCAGTCGTTGATTGGTGTGCGCTGATAGCCATCCACCACAACAACGGTGCCATCGGGCTCGCGTTCGATCTGCTCCGGCTTGAGGCGCAGGCGGATCACCTCGTCAGGGTCGTGAACAATGTCTGCCAGGGCAGCGACCGCAGGGCCGATCAACTTCAGCTCGCGGTTCTCGGCCTCTAAAGCATCAAGGCGCTGCTGCAGCGTGCCTTCGCGCTCGCGGTACTGCTGCTCCAGCTTCTGGCGGGCTTCGCTGTAGTTGCCCTGCTGTTCCAGCTCAGCCTGCTCGGCGCGTTGCTTGAACTCCAGCAGCGCCCGCACGTCGGTGCCATCAGGCAACTCTGCTGCCATCTGCTCGTATTTGCGCAGCTTGCGCTTTTCTTCCAGCAGTTCCTTGTTCTTGCTGCGCAGCAAATTCAGCTCAGCTTCCAGGGCCGAGGCATCAGGTGCAGACTGCTCCACAGGAGCGGTGTCGTTGTCAGGCATGAAGACCCACAGGGTCAAAGGTGCGGCCTAGGTTGCCGTCACAGCCGGTGACTACCGGTGCGTTCCTGGCGTTCCTGCTCGCGGATCGCAGCGAGGATGTTGGCAGCCATGAAGGTGTTGCCGCACTTGTCGGCGATCTCCAGCGCCTTGAGCAGGCGTTGCATCCGCTCGCTCATGGCAGCTGCTGCAGGTTGGCGCTGAGTTGCTGCTCTTGTGCCCCCAGGCGCCGCTCCTGCTGCGCAGCCGTGGCCTCCAGCTCGGCATCCACATCGAAGTCGTCATAGAGCCATTCGCCATCAGCCAGTTGGATCAGCAGCGTTTCCTGAGTGATGTCACCGCCGACGCGCAGCTTGATCAGCTCGGCCACATGCGAGGGCTCCAGCTTGTGCGCCACGAAGTCGTTGTTGACCATGCTGCTGCCCGCTGTGGGCAGGTTCAGGTAGGCCGCATGAAACCGCAGGCAGGTATCAATCAGGTTCTGCAGGCCCAGGGCCACGGCCATCAGCGCAGCATCACCCTGGCTGCGGTCGATGCTCTTGGATTCGGCGGCCTGGTTGGTCATGTTCTGACCGAGCACAGCAGCTAGACCCAGCTCGGCAATCTGCTTTTCAATGCGATCCAGCTCGGTAAAGCGGGCCTGATAGCTGGTGCCGGTGGGCTCGCTGAACTCAGCGCGTGCGTCCACCGGGAATGCCATGGCTGACGCTGGCCCAGCGTCCAGCTCGTCAAGTTCAGCCGGCACGCCGAACAGGTTGTAGCGGGGAACAGCTGCAACGTGGAGGATGTTGGCCTGATCGGATTCGGCGCGGTAGGCCTTGAGATTCAGCCAGGCCACTTCCTCCAGTGGCGGAGTGGATTCCATCAGGCCGGTGCGGTTGGCATAGGCCACGGCGAAGGGGATCTCGTCAAGCGTGGTGGCGCCTTCGCTGATCAGCTCCCAGTTGCGGCTCTTGGATGCCTGCTTGCGGAACAGACGGAAGCGGCCGGGTTCCAGCACGCGCACCTGCTCGCAGACTTCCTCGCCGAACTCGCCGTAGGGCACAGTGACCCGTTCCAGCAGGCGCAGCTGCGTCAGCTTCTGGCTGCCGCCGATCACATCAGTGCGCCAGCCGAGGATGTCACGCGGCGTGTAGCTGACCCAGTAAGGCCGGCTGAAGTCAGTGACCGGGGTGTCATCGCCCTCGTCGCCGCGTGGGTAGTCCACCAGGACGCCAACATGCCCGTAGCGGATGCAGGTGCGGGCCAGCTCCTGCAGGTAGGCGTTGAGATCGTTGCCGGCTAGGTCTGTGTCAAAGAGGTGCTCCTGGATCGGATCGGGCACGTTGTCGAGGCGCACCGGCTTGCGGCACAGCATCCCGGCCAGCATCTGCTCCAGACGCAGCATGTAGGGCGGGCACACGCTGCGGGCCAGGCGGGCGCTGTAGGCCTCGTCGTCTTCGCGGGGCTCCTGCGGCAGGTAGCGCTTGCCAGCGGCCTGCATTCCGAGCGTGCCAAGGCCAAGCTGCTCGATGAGCCGCCAGCGTGGCTCCATGCGCTGCCAGGCCAGCGATGGATCGTGAACCTGCAGCTCTTCGACAGTGGTGAGAGACAGGTTGTTCAGGCTGGCGGCGAAATTATGCACGCGCTTTTGGCCTAGGTTTCCGCTAGGCCAGGGCTTTCCTCACGGCATAACGGCTGATGTTGAGGTGCTGGGCGATGCGGGTCTGGCTGTAGCCGGAGCGGTGCAGGCGTTGGATGCGTTGGTGGCGGCTCTCGCTGAGCCAGAGCGCCACGCCGATCAGGACAATCAGCGGCAGCAGCAGCCACACGGCTGCGCAAGTGATGGTGGTCATGGGGTCAATGCAGTGGTGGTCGGTGGTGGGCGCTGCCCATCGCTTCCGACTACCGAACACTAGCCCATAGGCTACGCTATGTCGAGCTAGTACAGCCGCACGCCGCGCACAGCACGCCCGGCCGTTGGCCGACCCACCTCAAACAGGCGGTGGCACATGTAGCCCAGTCCATCAACCATGTGGTCGTAGCCAGCCTGCTTGTCGGGCTCACCTTTGTCGGTGTAGCTCTGCAGCTCCAGGCACTCGATCAGCTTGCGGCAGCGCGGATCAATCCACAGGCGGGTTTCGCCGTTGCCGTTCTCCAGCAGCGCCTGCACCGAAGCCACCCGATCGCGGATGGGCGGGTTAGCTGCCGGGGCCATGTTGCTGATGTCGTAGCTCTGCAGGATGGCAATGTCGCTGCGGCTGCTGTTGGTGCTGCGGTTGCGGCCTGAGGCATCCGGGTAGCCGAGCACCCGCGCCTGGGGGTGACGGCGGCGCAGCTCCTTGCCCAATGCGTCGGTGTCGTGAGCGGCGGCGATCTCGTCAACAATGAACAGCTCGCGGCCACGGCGCACACCCAGCACCGCATTGGTGTTGCCGACGTTGAAGTCGCAGCCCATCAGGATCGTCTCGTCATCCTCAATGGCAATGGGCACCACGTGGCGGTTGCGGTTGAAGCGGTCGTAGACCGTGCCGGTGGTCAGCGAGACAAACTCGCCATTCAGGTACGCCTGGATCAGGTTGGCCGGGTAGTTGGCGATCAGGCTGGGGATGAAGTCGTCGGGCAGGTGCGGGTTGTCTGCGGTGCGGGCCTGAATCAGGCGCGTGTCGTCTTTGGCATCGCGCTTGAAGGTTTGGTAGGCCCAGCCGAAGCCCTCCGGTGTGGTGGCGGCATAGAACTGGCGGACGTGGCCAGCACGCAGACGGGCCAAGGCCATGCGGGCTGCGTTTTCGGCGACACGTTGCGGGGCGGTGTCGGCCTCGTCAAAGCCGATGGCGCAAAGGTTCTGACCCCGGATGCGGTTCCAGGTTTCCATGGTGCGCAGCAGAATCGTGTGCTGCCCCTCGGCAAAGGTGAGGGTGTATTCAGGCAGCGGGCTGACGCGGAAGGTGAAAGGGATTTCCCACTCGGTCAGCAGGTCGTCAAAGGTGCGCTCCAGGATGTCGCGCAGCATGGGCGCGACGGGTTCAAACAGGGCTGAGGCATAGCCGATGTTCTGCGCGGCCAGGGTGACGGCCTTGGCGACTAGGCCGTGCGTTTTGCCAGCACCGAAGCCGCAGACCAGGCCCAGCTTGCGGTGGGTGATGTCATCGCAGAAGGCGAGTTGATGGGGCAGGAGACTGGCGCGGACACGGGCTAGGGCATCAGCCGCTGATGGCGTTGACGAGTCAATCTCTGGGTTGAGAAAGTCAAGCAGGCCAGAGTGAGTGGTGATGCCGTCCAGCAGGCTGGGCATCAGCTCATCTCAAAGCGCAGCAGGCGTGCCTGGTCTTCCAAAGCTTTCAGGGCCACGCTGAGCTGGTTGGCTTCTGAGGCGCGGCGCTCGTATTCAACGAGGCGGGCAATGGCAGCAGCTAGCCATTGCGGGCGCTCTAGCTCGGCGTCCAGTTGCATCAACTGGCGTGCGCGTGAGATGTAATTCTCGGCCTGACGTTCTCCGACGTTCCAGGATTCCGAACAGTGGCGAACGATTTGAGTACGGCTGTGCGCACGAAGTAGCAGGTCGTAGACAGCGTTGACCCGCTCGTCAATTTCTACGTTGGTGCTCTTCTTTGCCATGGCCGGAGTTTAACCGGAAGCGGGCATCAGGAGGATGCCGTCAGCCGCGAGGATGTTGAGACGCAGCTCGGCATCATCCAAGTTTTCAGCCCAAACGGTGGCCATGCGGTTGATGCGCTCTGGCGCAACGCGGTAGAGGAAGAGGTACTGCCCCTGCAGGGGATGAGCCAGGGAAGAGGGAACGTAGGCGCCGGTCAGCTGAAAGGAGCCGAGGAGGTTGATGGCGACGTGCTCAGCATCGGCCATGGTCAGCTCGGGCAGATCAATGACCAGGCCGAAGGGATCCCCATCGAAGGGGTGATTAGCGACGATGCTCC